TGTAATTGCCGTCTAGGGTATTGCTGTTGTAAGTTACCGCCATACTGCATACCAAGTAAAGTTCTCATAGAGACTCCTTATATAAACCACGTAAAGTGGCTAAAATTTTACGTTTTAAAATAACAAATTTTTTCATCATTTAAAATACATTATATCTATTCTATTTCTATATAACAACTGCATATTTATAATGCACATACTAAATGTCCTGTGAGAGATGTCCACATATATGGGCTAGTTGGAGCATAAGTATACTGAGAATGCCCAGCCGCTGTCACGTGCTTTACAGCTACTGAAATATAATCTCCAGCATCTAATCTTAAATCACTAACTATCCTGTTACTTAAATACACATCTGTTACAGCCCCCTGAATAGTATCCCTTTCCAATGCAACTATATCTGCTGAGTCGGGTACGGATGTTCTATCATTTTTAACTAAACTAATCTGATTATAATCTTCAGCCGCCCAATCTCCATCACCAGCAGACTCATTTCCATCCCATAATATTCTTGCATTAAAATGGTATATTCCATTCATAGGAGCTGTAAAACTATAATCACTTGTGGAAAAATCATCTCCATTATCATATAATTTTGTGTCAAATACTATTGTTTCATATGCATCATTTTCAATTTGCTGAGCATCGGCTGACGATGATTGATAAACTCCAAATGCAGGATAATTTTTTATAATTAACTTATTTGATAAATTTATATTTCCATTAACTTTTAAATCTTTATCTACATATTGATTGCCATTAGAAGACATATTCGTTTTATATATTCTTCCATCTTTTTTTAAAGACAAAGTTGTCTGTTGATTATAACCCTTACTAATAGTAATTTGACCATCTGACATCCCATCTGTAGATACTTCTCCATGAGAAAACAAATTAGGCTGTTTTAAATTTAATATATTTCTTGTATCTCTATCCATTAGCTTACAGCACTATTACGAAGTATTCTATACTCTATTGTTATATCATTTATCTCAAATGTACCAGAACTTGGCGGATTAAATCGAAATTGGATACTTTGGCAAGTTGTATCTGAAATACTATCAGTTGTAAATGTTGCTATATCCCACTCTCTCCCACTACTACCAGTGCTTTCTAAATATCCAGCTCCCCCCGTATCCCCTTGTGGGGAAACATTACTACCACTTGCAAAATCATTGAAATCTAAAGTTCCATCTTTAGCATACTCTAAGGGTAACTGTTGTTCAGCGCTCGACCTGTAAGTAACGATAACTTTATATATTTTCTTTTTTAATCCCGGCTGACCAAAATCTATATCCCTAGTAGTTAAAACTTGACTGCTGTTTGCTACCGCATGTGGTAAATATTTTTTTATTGCCATTGTTGTTGATGATGCTTCTGTACCGACTATTAAATTATTATTCCAATCTGTGGCAAAGTTTGTATAATAATAACTATCTGTAAATATATTAGTATTGAACGTCCACCCTTTACTGTCAAAATCATATATAAAACATTTATGGCTATGAGTAGATAAATCCTTAGGAGACCTCATTATAATTAACTGATTACTTATCGTATCGTAACCAATCATAGTATCTTTTTCATGAGCAGAGCCTTGAGCAAAATCATTCCATGTTGGTACATTTATAGCGGCGGCAGAACTATCAAAAACTGCTAATTTATTTTCAATTAGGTTTCTAACAGAACGCCCATCATATAAAAAGCAACCTGCCTCATTTACCCAAGCAAGACCAACCTCAGTCTTAGCCACACTGTGTTGATAACTAACTCCCGTTTTTTGAATAGTCTCTTCTAGAAACCAGTTAGTTGGAGATGGATTGGATATGTTTATTATATGAACTAAATTATGTTTAAAAGCAATTAACCTATCGGCAAAAACTTCTAAAGCAGTATACTCACCAAAGTCACCTTTAGAAACATCTATAAAATTCAATGGTAAAAATGTATCAAACTTATTTATTTCAGAATACATAATTCTATCACCATACCTTTTCTTGGTGTCATCTGGCTCCTTTAAAACTACATTGGCTATAAATGTCCTTCTACCAGCTATAATAGATGATTGATATGTTTCTTTTGATTTTCCTAAAGAATTGTATTTTTTTTCATGAGAATAACCATTTAAACTTCTATAAGTATCAAGATTAGGACTTACTGATTTTAAACCTACCGAAGAACTAAAGGCAGACCAATAACCAGATTTTTGTGTATGAGCCACAGTACCTGCTGGTCTATAAGTCCAAGCCGTATAGTCACTATCTAATGACATTCTAGCCCCTTGAACTATATCTATATCAGCAAATAATACTAAATCATCATCACCGTCTTTTTCTCTCGTGTATATTCTTCCACCAGATATTCGACCATGATAGAACCTATCGGCATAAACAGTACACTCCAAAGCTTTTGATTCAGCGCTCACCGCAAGAGTATTATCAAATTTAGATGGGAGAGTTTCTTGATTGCCGTCATAAATAAAAGTTTGCCAAAATTCGTAAGTTTTTGTTTCCCATTCTCCATCATCTGCATGAGATGTAACTCCTATATTCCAACCAATACCTCTTTTATAAATCGCCCCGCTATTGTCAGCTATCAGAATATCCTTAGTATTACCATATCCCCTATATACCCTTACTGGTGCAACCGTTCCAGAAGTACCTTCAGATGGTCTCCTAATCATAAAACACTCAGGTTCTTCCGCTGATTCACTTAAAATAGAATAAACTTGTCCGACTTCAAAATGATGATTTGCTTGAATCGCATTTACAGCCGTATCGAATGAAATATAATCTTCAGTTATAGCTGTTACTGCTTCAGACGTTAGAACATCATTTCCATCGCCATCTTCCAGAAGAGAATTTAAAGCAGTATAATGAGCGTCTGTACCAATAGTATGCTGTGAGCTAGTTGGTATGTCTATACCAGAAGAAGGTTGGATTAAATATGTAGGATGTTCATACCAACCACTAAAAGAAAGACCTCTTGTGTTATCAAATTGACTTCTCTGTATATATCCATACCATTTCATTATAGCATTGTTCTCTGCGTTTGAATCTGAAACCCTTAAAATCTCGTCTACAAAAGTAAAAACAAACTCTGATGTTGCAACATGTTCACTTCCCGAAGCTATAAGAACGGGATTTATTTCAGATGCAATCCAAGCATTGTCGGTAGTCCCAGAGTCACCTGCATCATTATAAGACCAGATATCAACAACATTATTTTCTGAATCTCCTAATGCAACTAACTTATCTCCAGTTGTTTTTCTACCTTTTATTACAATCCCGGAAGCGGCTCCATCAGGAGAAGATGAAAATGTTAAGGTAGCAGAAGGGTTTGTCCCTCCTCCGCCTATTCCGGTAACATTCGCAGAAAGCCCTATTACAGTAACATTAATTCCAAATGTACCAGTTGAGTTTGCAGACGTAACTGTTGTTCCAGCGGCTATTCCACCTGCGCTAGATGTAACTGTTTGACCAACTCTAACATCAGCACTGCTAACAATATCTATATGATTATCTCCGTTTGAAAATGAACCATCAGTAGCTACAGTAAATGAAATTTCATCAGTAATTACCCTACCAGCAACCGTCATATAATGGTCTGAGCTCTTTTGAGTAAATCCTGTTATCGTATATACGCCATCATTGTATTTACTACCCTTAATAGAAATATTATCTCCAATGCCTAAACCAGCTACATTTGTCCAATAATCAATATCATCTTCAAATTTAATATACTGAGTTGATGGTATTATCGCTAAAGCCATAGCTAGAGACTTCCCCCTGCTCCACCAACATCCGTACCGCCGGGAGGCTCTGCGGCAACTCCTGTTATGTCACTACTCTGTGGATTTATAAATGATATATTTCGTGTCCCGGAAAAACCAACTGTAAATGTTAAAGCGGAATCATCATTAAATTCGTTTTTTCTACTATGGTCTGACTCAAAATAGAATAAATTAAATCCACCGCCTTTATTAGTTCTTCCAGTAACAGTTGCAGGAGCACTATCAGACCTATTATCTAAACTAGCAGTAGCTACTGATATATACTTAGTTAAAGCAGTGCCAGTTGGGAGTGAAGGATTTACACTATGAGCAACAAGAGAACCAGCAGATTTTATCTTGCCAAGAGCATCTATAGACATATTATCTATTTGACTAGCTTCATTCTCAGCTAAATCTCTAGGGTCTCTTACTGTATTTATTCCACCAGCAAAACTACGTAGAGTGTATCTCTGTTTAGGCATTACTTGCCTTTAAATACGCCTTCTAATAAATCTGTTACTACATCCATCATTTCTTCAAAGAAGATTTGTTCTTTCTCTTCCTTAACAAACGGGATGTTAATTTTCTCATTCATTTTTGTAGCCAACATATCAGAAAATTCATCAGATGCTATATGTCCCATAGCTTCTTCTTTCATTTTATCTGCTTGCTCTTCAGCTAACCTTACTAACATTGATTTAATATCCATTACATTACCTTCATTACTAGGTTTACGATTATAGGAATAGCAAACATTGCTACCCCTCCCCAAGTTTTTATTTCCACAAGCCTTGATTCATGTTCGGCTACCTTGCCATTAACTTTATCAAGATGCTTATCAATTCTTTCTATATGTTTAAAAATAGATACTTGTCTTTCATTTAACCTTGTGAGTAAACGAATGACTTCTTCTCTGTGCTCTTCTACTTTCATTTTCCATTTATCCTACCAGATAAGTATGCAATCTTTTCAGAAGCCTCAGACAGCTCTCTAACGACATCTTCCCTGTGCCGCAAAGAAACATCATCTGATTTATTCCATCGTTCAATTAGTTTTATAATCATACCTTCCATATTCTCTAAAGTTTCTGACTGCCCACGATTTTCAACTTTCAAATCTTCCAGAGTCTTTTGTTGAGCATCTGATTTCTTTGACATTGACACAACTAAATAAACAAACATCACGCCTACAACGCCAATCATCCCCGCTTCGCCGTATATCGCCATAAAATCCATTATTCATATTACCTTACTTATTTCTCATTACTAAATCAATATAAATTTTTAAATCAGACTTAATCTCTGCATTCCACTTTTTTATCTTGCCAAGTTCCTGCATAATTATATCCAATCTGTGTTGCAAGTTTTCATGTTTTTCATCAAATCTTTTTAGAGTATCTTCAACTTTTTCTTTTAAGATAAATCTTACTACACTATATAGAGCAAAAGCCAATCCAACACTGATTGCAACAGGGAATCCCAACTCTTGAACTAATGTTACAATATCAGAAGTCATTTCTTTTTCATCTTACCTTGATATTTGGTTATTGGATTGCCATATTTCATAATAATCATCAAACTGTACCGACTGCCACAT